TTATGATTATGCGGATGAATTGGCCCCAAATCATCCGCATAATCATAATATATAGGAATTGTTGGAGAATCCAAACTAGAATCAAAATTAGACGGCGTACTGATATACCATGTTATATCATCTACTACGGCTGTTCCAAGCACATCGGAGCTACCAGTTGTCTTAACATATTCTTCTACTGGACTTATAAGGATCGGTCCAATGATATCTGGTTCTTTGCTTATTCTGCATTCAATGGCAATAGCTGGTCCATCCTGTAGTTTATTAAATGCCACCGCATGCGTACTTAGGACTTGGGTATTACTGGATACAACATAGTCCTCATCAGCATAAAATAATACATTTGTATTTACGGGATCAATATACTCAGTTGCTTGCATACGATAACAATCACCATATTTCCCTATAGCAAGCTTATTTGGATTTTGATTGCCATAATAAAAGGCTGGAGGTTCAGATATACCCGATTTAATATTTTGTACTCTAACATTCTTAATACCAGTATAGCCTTCAGGAGTGGTATATAACCCAGGCTGTTCGATTACAAGTGTTTCGGCATAGCTATTCTCTAATAATAGCATTTTAGCTTCTTCATAATCGATACGATTTTCGGATAATTTATATGCTATTCCAGCAGTAGAATCTAGCTTTCCTTCCATACTATATCCAGGCGATGTAATATAGTATGTATGATTATCTTTTTCTATTGTAACTGTATTTTTCGCTGTCCAGCCAGTTCCCGCATTATACCAAGCGCCTTCAGGTGTCATTGATATCAGAATTAAACATGTATATCTAGAATTAGTATAGTATGCAGCACATGCGGGCTCATTATTCCATTTAGTAAATGTTCTGCCATCTAATCTGCACAATACAGCATCTTTTTCGTCTATATACCCGGGCCCGCTTATACTAGGATAATAATTAATGCCAGAAGAGACTTGAACGTTTACTTCACTAAAACCATCTTTTCCAGCACTAGGCAAGTAGTTTCCATTCTCAGTAGCATTAAGAACCTCAAGGTCTGGCTGTGTTTTAATTGCTCTGACAGCATCACCCATCTGAGTTGCAGTATATATATTATCAGTTCCATTTTTCTCGCGTATAGCAACAGCAATATCTCGAATGGCTTCTTCTTCATACATTTTCTTCATGGAGCGTGTACCTCATTAGTATCCCACATTCGTACCATCGGGAACATTCGATATATCCGTAATTGCATAGTAAGTCCCATTATTCTTTTCAGCAGCAGACAGAGCCTGATACTCGGCATAGGTAAGACTTCTGACCTTGGCATAGTCACTGAGGTCTACCGTCTTCCAGGGGATTCGCTCAAATGCATTGTTTACCCAGATATATTCTTCATAGAGATCCTGATTGTCTTCATCTTCACACGGGAGAAGATAAATAATGCCAGCCGACCCGCTTAAAGGTAATTCATCAACAATACTATAGGTAATTCCACCAGCACCGCCCATATCTCCGATAGCTTTGGCGATGGCTTTTTTCGCAAGGGCTAAGGTCTCCAAAGAAACACTCATAGTCAAGACCTCCTCTTACTGTTCATTCCAGGCATTCTTTACGCTGTTAAACATAAAAAACTTCGAATTGTCCATGAAATATAATTTGCTGGCATTCGGAATGGCAATCGTTTCACCAGTCCAGCGCGTATAGGTCATCGGTTTTTCTTCGCTGGAGTCACCATACATCTCCAGAGTTCCGTCAGGCATTTCATTAATCTTCATGCAGGTCACCGCCTTTATTTTAATTTTGTGCACTATTCATTTGCGTTAATAGGGAAACTGCCCATGCTCTTGCGATCGAGCTGATTACCATAAACATCCTCCAGCGTGACGGTCTGAATCAGGCGCGTGTCGATCTTGCACATAGCGCCCCATGCCTCGCTGAACAGGCCGTCAGCCCTGCGGCGAGCCTTGTCCACATCGCCCTCATAGCTGTTGGAGTCCACCCGTTTCGGGTAGCCGTCCAGCGTGTTAAAAGTGCCGTTTGCGTCCACGATCTGTGCGTTGACGATGTAAATGTTTCTCATGGGTTAGTCCTCCTTAAACTCTCTTATAAATGGCTCGGCAATTAAGTGTTTTATAGGTGAAATTGGGGCTTCCATACATAAAATTACCATTTCCATCTATCACGGGAAAGGCATAGTTACCAGAATATGTTGCGTTTCTAACAATGAAAAGCAGTACTCCATATCCGGCGGGTGTTGACGGCTTATAACTGCCAACTGCGACATAGCCATTAGCGCCGATAGTAAGATTGGAAATATCATAATCAATTACACGGACGGCGTCTATTGACTCATTCTTTGCGGCAGTGGTTGCGCTAACCGCCTCGATATTCCCATTAGCGCCTGCGTCCAGCGGGTCTTGCGGAGATATTAATGTTTTGACATAATAAAGTTGTCCGTTGTATACAAGGTAATCTCCAGGATTATACCCAGTTGGACTCGTTATCTGGCTTTCCTCAATCGGGGCAAGGTTCCCCATCAGTTTTGGCGTATTTGTCCACGTCCCGGCATAATCCGCAGACCCGCTTTTGACCAGCACATCGCCGTCAGTGCCACCAGCGGGAACGCCGGGACCTGCTACGCCTTGCTGGCCTTGTGCTCCTTGTCCACCGCGCAGGGCAGAAAGGTCTTTGAACTGTTTTGTAGTGGGGTCTCGTACCTTAACCCCGTATTGCAGGATTGGGATAGGCATAGGTTATACCTTCTGTCTGACGTTGATGATGTAAATGTTTCTCATATTTTACCTCCAAAAAGTTAAAAGTCTGATGCTTGAAAAAGTAGCAGAATTAACGTTGGTGATTCCAATACTTACACTTAACAAACCATTGAGCACCACGCAGTCCATGAGTGCGCCAACCGCTGCAAACCTATTCGTCCATAATGGTGACGCGCCTATTAGTGTTTTATTTTGAGGCGGATAATCCAAATCAGAATTGGTTATTGTTTTAATGTCAAAATTTGACAATAAAGTTGCGGTATTTCCTTTTGTTACCGTAACACTGTTCGGTAGTGCAAACTGTATTTGTCTAACATCAATTGCTGACGTAAGTGCGCTTCCGACAGCCGCGGCCTCGATATTTCCGCCCACGGTAAGCGTCTCGCCGGGGCTTATCTCATTGATGACCTTGTACAGCTTGGCTTGACCATTGATTACGCAGATGATGTACTCCCCAACATGGTGGGCCGCTTGCGTCGGGCTCGTCTCCGCTGGCGCTATCATGTCATTGATCTCCGGGACGGTGTACACTTCCACGGGCGTGCCCTGCTGCTCCTGAAACCAAACGTCAACGCTTGGATTTGTCGGCTCGGTGTTAGAAACCTCAAGCCCACCCATCATTCCAGTAATTGTGGCGCCCGTTGCATCATGTGCAGTCTCTCCGCGCATGAGCTTATCAGGTGTCACACTATCTTCGGTTAAATCAATTAGCGTTTCGCCAGCGTATTCAACTTTATTCACATAAGGATTGCTAGCCATATACTACTCTCCTTATGCTGCGATAGTCACCGTTTTCCCGCCAGCAGCGTTATCAGTTTCGGTATAAGGAATAGCAGCAATTGTTACACTGGAAAGATAATTATATGTTGGAGAGTCAGGAGTAACTGTTTGCTGAATAGTTGATGGGGTCACATTTTTGGCCTGAGCCTTGACGTCTTCAGACCCAGACATATTACCCTCAACACCAAGAATCGTAATTCCATCTCTAATGTTCGCTGGTATAAGTTTAGCTTGTTCGGCAGAAGCAATAGAAACTTTGCCGCTACCGTCGTGGTAACCTTGCGGGACCGTATATTCTTCTGATTTTGTTGAAATGGTGCCTGCTACAGCTCCGTTATTTGGCATAGTGCCTATAAGCTTTGATCCGTTTTTATAAGCTGTTTTTCCGCTAAGGATTTCTGCAGCAATTGCAGTCGCATCGCTCGTATCAGCATCGTATGTGCATGCACCAGTACCTGGAGCACCGCTTGGTAAATGAAATTTCTTTCCTGCTAAAACATCACTAGCAAACACATCGTCACTAGTAAGGTCAATTAATGTATTTCCGCCATAAACTACTTTGTTTATATACTGATTTTCAGCCATTTAATTATCCTCCTATAGTAACTGTTCTCCCACCAGATAAATTAGATACCTCAGCATAAGGAATTGCTTTTACCGTTATATTTCGATCTAAGTATCGTTTGGCGGTTTCTAATGTTTGCTCAATGTCAATCATTGATGTAACTTCATAGTCTCCAGTATAGTTGAGTGGCTCTTTTACTCTATGACCAATGGTACCTTCTAAAATAGTGCTAGATGCCAAACATCCAATCATTTTTGGTAACTCAGAGACATTTAAGGTCGCATTAAGTTTTTTATCGCTTGATACACTAGCTGCGTTTGTTTCGTTATCCTGTGTATTAACTACCTGAGCATTAAGATTTTTACTGGTGGATAGTACACCGGACAATGATTGCCTTTGCGATGAAACAATTAAAGTTGCATTAAGTTTCTTTGCGCCAATTAAGTCGCTCATGCTTAATGCACCTCTTCTGTAATCATTAATTTCGCTTTGTCAATAAACGTATCTACGTCGCCATTTGCATATGTTAGCTCCATGTCATACACATAACTAGACGGCTGAGGAAGATCTTTTGTATCTTCTGGATTTAATACTAGTTCTAAAGTATCGAGAGAAACATCCTTAATAAGAATCGGCTCAGGATCAGAATATGATGCTTTCATAGCAAATCGAATCTTGTCACCTTCATGAGGCTCATAGTCGTTACCATCTTGGTCGGTTAGCCCAATCTGAACTCTGAGGGTATCGCCTCTGGTCATTTTTATTGTTGTGCCGGAAATTTTAATTGCCACTGACTGCACCTGCCTTCAGTTTAGTCATCATCTAATAATCCACTATATACCTTCTCATCGCCATAAACCGGTTCATAAGAATCTACAGTTTCACTTCCATTTTGATTTGTGTCATTCATAGCCCTGCTCCATCAAGAAAGAGTTTTCAGCTATACACTTGTCATAATGGTGCCGAATATTGCGGATTGCTGATTCGATAACACCATTCTTAATCTTATTTACAGCTATATATGTCTCATATTCATCGCATTTGTGAATGTAGAAATCATATTCTTCCTTGGTGTGCGGAACATTATTACTGCAGGAATTCGAGAAGTTTTGAATGTCTCTCCTCGTATCCTGCAGATTTTTAATTTCCGATTCTTTTATATGATCTTGTAAAGAGGTATTAACCTCTTCAACTTTTGTATTAAGCTCATCTACTTTTTCAGTAAGCTTCGTATCCTTCTTGATCATCTCTTGCTTGAGATCATCAATCTGAGTTGCAATCTTCTTGTCAAGTTTTGCATTGAAGTTTCCGCCGATCCATTTGATCAGCAAACTCCAAGGCTTGATATGAAATTTAGGGATGAACTCGATTCCTATGCTTGACAGGAAAAGAATCCATCCCCATACAGTTTTGGGATCATCAAGTCCCAAGGCTGAAAGTAAGTCTTGAAAAGACATTGGAGAGACCTCCAAATATTAGAGTTTTTCGATGGTCCTCAGCCACTGATCAATCGTAATAGACTCCATGAGCATACCTTCCATTACCGATCTCTGTCTTACCTGATTTGAAATGACCATCTTGTCTTGCATAGGAATATTATTCCAAAGATCTTTAAATTTCTTATAGTACAGACAGAACCGCTGTTCCGTCTCTTTACGATAAGTTTTGTTTTCCTGATTAATCCACTCAGGCTTGTTCATGGTGTAATAAGCGTCAAAGATCATCATGGTAGAGAATACCATTGCCTTGTCTTGCATCCCACGCTTAATAAACTCTGAGATTAGAGCATCATTGGAATCCAGCATATTTCGATAGGTCTTCAAAATATACTTAGGATCATGACGGCATACACTGTTATCTCGCCATTTCCAAAGATAGAAAGGCATCGGACAATACTTAACATTCTCGCTCAGATTCTGACAAAGAATATTAAAATAGCTATCTTCATGAATCGTAAGAGCGTCATTCCAACGAATCTTCTTATCCAAAAGATACTGTCTCCGGTGGACTTTACCATGGACAAATGTACTGTCCGTCTGATGATTGACGTAGACAACTTCTTTGGTTTTAGGATCTCTGCTTTCCTCAATAAAGAGTGAAGTCAGAGAGTCAAAACCTCCGTTTTGAATTTCTCTAAAAATGATATAGAGGCCACAGACACTATAGAACATGTCATCAGCATCACAAAACATAACATAGTCAGCAGTTGCATGATCTAAACATGCATTGCGCGTTGCTGAGACGCCTTTATGAGCTTCTTTGTAATACTCAACTTTGTAAGGATAGGAATTTAAAAGATCTTCGGACAAGAAAATGTCGGAGCCATCGTTACAAATGATGACCCCGAAATCGTCAAATTTTACACTCTGTTGAACTGCCAAACTATCCAGAAGAGGCTTGACCACCTCATCGGTTTCATTATACTGTGGAATTAAAATTTGAAGCTTCATGTTTTTATGTCCTTTCTAATCTAAATTGAAACGAGACGGGATGAAAAGTATCCCCATTTAAGGTCATTTATATATTCACTATATAAACTACTAGGAACAAAAATAGATCCATATGTGCCGTTTGTACTTGCAGTATAGCCGCCAATAGGTGTAGAGATAAAAGCATTACTATTTGCTAACTGGCATACTGATGATGCTTCTAAATATACTGAAAGAAGATTATAGCACTGACTAAAGGCACTAGCTGATATGGATTGACACTTTGGAAAAGATGCAGTCTTAAGACTAAAGCACTTTCCGAATGCATTAGCACCTATACTCAAGCATTCCGGAAATATAATATTAGACAATTGACTGCACTGGTAAAATGCGCCTCCATCAATGTTCTGACATGCTGGAAAAGAAATATTTGTTAATGCTGAACACCGATTCAAAGCATCAGCTCCAATCGATAAACATGACGGAAATACTGCAGTATTTAAGGATAAGCATTGCAGAAAAGCACCGTAACTAATACTTAAACATTTTGGAAATATAATACTGCTAAGACTAAAACAATATGCAAATGCAGAACTACCTATAAAAGTGCATTCAGGAAAATTTATGTTATATAAGGAACTACAATTGTAAAATGCTTGCTTATTAATTGATGAACAAAGTGGAAAATCGACACTTGTAAGCTTTGAACATGCATTGAATGCATAATTATCTATGATTTCACATTGGGAAAACTGAACACTTCTTAGCTCTCTGCATGTATTAAAAGCACCAGCACCAATATAACTGCATTCAGGAAAAAACACTTCAGTAATATTTGAACAAAACCTGAATGCATCTCCACCAATATATCTGCATGATGGAAAAGATAAATTGCCGAGTTTTGAGCATTCATAAAAGGCTGCTCCTTGTAAAACACTGCAAACAGGAAAACTAATATTTGATAAGTTAATGCAATGCTCAAAAGCTCTATCATAAATCCATGTACATTCTGCAAAGGAAGCCTCAGTAAGCTCTGTACAATAATAGAAAGCACTTGATCCGATTACTGAACAAGAAGGAAAATTTACGCGAGTAAGTTGCGACAAATTTCTAAATGTACTTTGACGAATTAATGTCACATTACCATTCGTATCATCATATGCTTGAATTGTTCCTTTAATAAGTTCGGCTGCCGTATCCTCAACTTCTATTGCTTGAACAACAACTTTCTTATATCCGTCATAGTCTTCTGTTTCAGCAATATAAATTCCCGGTTTTGTAATAACTTTCTCGTCTAATAAATTTCCAGTTCCGTCATGTATAGGTTCTACATCAACAATAACTTTTGAAAAACCATCTTTTGTTTCAGGAGGATTATAAATGCCATTTATTGAAACCCGCAATTCTTCAAGAATAGGTTCCGAATTAACAATGACTGTAGAGTAACCATCTAGCGAATCATCTTCAGCATTATAAGTTCCATTTTGATTTATAGTTTTTATTCCTAGATTGTCTTTAGCCGTAACAACAACCTTTGAATATCCAAAAGCAAAATCATTTTTCGGCAAATATGTTCCAGATGCTGTTATTTCTTTTTCAATCATATTTTGTGAGAAATCTTCTACATGGACCACAGAATAGCCATCAAGATCTTGTTCAGCAGCTACGTAATCACCAGGCTGTGTGATCGTAATCTCGTTTAGGTCATAGAGAGGATATAAACTATTTGTTCCGTCATTGTATTTCATGATTTCATCATAGGCACCATCTGATGTAATTGGGATTTCGCTATTTTCTGTCGCAACAGGGTCACCTACAATTACGTTATTTTTAACAGATATTTCGGAAAAAGATTTTATAATAGAATCTCGTACATCTTCACCACGAACATCGTTTTCGATACTATTAAGATAGTCATTATTCATTGTATCACCTTATAACCTATGCAATTTAATATCTCCAGCTATAGAAAAATGATAAGTATCTAGACCACTTTGGATCTGTATAATACGAAGGCCAATTTCCTATATAAATACCAATTCTAGGTACAACTGTAGTGCTCGCTGAATTATAATCATTGAACGGGGTCCCATCGAATGCATTTTCTTCAAAGCTAAAGTTACTAGCATCTACTTCTATTCTCATGTCATTTAAGTTTATGCAATTCACAAAAGCATTATTATGTAGAATAATCGCACTATAAAACGTTACGTGACTCAACTGCGAACAATTAGCAAATGCCATTGACATGACTTCTGTATTACTTAAATCCGCTCGCGAACAATGGCAACCATCATAAGCATATTCATCAATAACACAAAGACTGTCAGAAGGTCCATATATATTTGTCGGACAAGCAGTGCAGGACTGAAATGCATATTTACCAATAGAATGGAAAACTATTGTCCGATTATCACCTACTCCATTATAACCACCAAACCAAACAGATGCACTATTAAAAGCATGTGACTCTATTGTAACGTGCAATGGACCTAAAAAGGAGAAGCCCATTTGAGAACAATTTTCAAAGGCATACTCTTCTATATGCAAATTATTTGTACGTATATTTATACTACTCAATTTATAACAATTTTTAAAAGCATATTTATCAATAAATAAAGTTCTATTAGTATCTGCTAGGCTCGCTGTACCATTCTCTGATATAGCTGTACTCGTTAAGAAAATATTTATATATGCTGAATATGTTGAGCGCTGAGAATATTCTAAGTTATAACAATTGCAAAATGCATATTCACCAATGTGATATGTTGATTTAGTATCATTGTCACGAATATCGACAGTAATACAACCATTAAAATTAAAGCAATTGCAAAATGCATATTTCCCAATATCGTCTCTTACAATAGTTCGCAATAGTGTTCGATCATAAGAATGAGGATCAGCCGGATTATAATAATTATAATAATGTGAATATAGATCACCCGTAAAGCATCTAAGATTATTACAGTTATAAAAAGCATAATCTCCTATTGATGAAGCATCTATAACACTTAGATGACTGCTATCATTTATATTTACATATTCAAGTTTTTGACAATTATAAAATGCATAACTAGGAAAGCAATCTGCATAACCAAGAACAACATTCTCTAATTGACAACAATCAGCAAAAACATTATCTCCTAATTTTGTACAATGTGAAAAAATAGCATTTTGTAATGAGATGCAAGAGGCAAATGCATAATCTGCAATTTTACTACAAGTATTGCCTTCAATTGATTCTAATAAACTACAGTCACAAAAAGCATATGAACCAATTGTCGGAATATTAGTTAATGTAACAGACCCAGAAAGAGTTCTCTCGATAATATGTGAAAATAAATCATTAGCTCCTAAATCAGCAATGATTAATGAATAGCCATCACAGTTATCATTTTCCGGATTATATTCGCCATCCATATATATAAATTTAGGCTGCAGATTTGCATCTAATTTTCCAAGAGATTGATCAGCAATAACTTTTGAATATCCATCAAGATGATCATCACTTGCTTCGTACGTACCTTGTTCGGTTAAAACTTTTTCTCCAGAAATATATTCATCAGTTGGCAAAATAAGCTCGTTTGTATCGATAACCTGATTCCATAAGTCATAAACGCCACCAGATTCAACTAAATTATTACTATTTGCAGTTGGTATTTCATCAATTTCTAAATCCTCAAATTGATTATCTAATTCTCGAAACGCATCAGCGATGGGCTTACGCATGTCTTTAGCATTTACAGCTAATTCTATATCTCTTATATACTCTTCAATAGCCATGAATAGTCCTCCTATGATGCACTCTTAATCATATACAACTATAGTTTCGTCATTCATAACAGATGACATGCGTCTAATATACTGTGAATATAAAGACTTTTTAACATACATTTTTGCTATTATAGATCCGCTATAATTCAAATCGAATGGCGTATCAGTAAATATATTTTCTCCTTGAATATAAGGAACCTTATCGCTTAGCATCATAATAGAAGACAAAGTCGTACAATGCTGAAATGCAAAATTATCAATAAATTCGCAAGAATTTAGTTCAATATGAGATAATCCTTGACAAGATTGAAAAGCAAATTTCCCGATATACTTACATGCGGGAATATATAACGTGGACAATCGTTCGCAGTTTGTAAACGCATAATCACTTAAGAACAAACAATTATCTAAAGAAACTGTTTGTAAAAAAGGTCTTTCAGAAAATATGTTATATACAACACTTTTTAATTTTGGCATAATAATTTTCTTTAATAATAGACATTTTGAGAAAGCATTAATACCGATTGATTCACATTCTGGAAAATCTATATCATATATTAAAGAGCATCCCGTAAAGGCACCCGGCATTATTTTTTTGCATGCAGGGAAAGATATAGATGTTAAATCAAAACACCACATAAAAGCGTCACTGTCAATGAATTGGCATGCTTTAAAATCTACAGAATATAGGCCATGACATGCAGCAAAGGCAATTTCTCCTATATAGGAACAATTAGGAAAACTAATAATACTATTTATTGCAGAAAAACTATATGAATAAAAAAATCCATCTGGAATATTTAAAACCTTATCATTCGATTCGTTTAAATATAAACTATTAAAATTTCTAGATCGTATATAATTCATCATACCGCGTATGATTGAATCTTGCTTTATAGCACTTTCGGCATCATATGCTAAAACAGCACTCGTAATCTCAGAGATACGATAAGATCGATTCGATGATAAATATTGCCTTGCCATATTAGCAATATTATTTAGTAATCGTTTATGAATTAATAATTTAGGCATAATAATCAATCCTAAAAGTCATATAGCATGAATACGAGATTCAGCCATTACAGTCAGCCAATTAAATCGACTGTATAGAAATTGGCTATACAATGAACTAGGCACATATAAATCGCCTTCATCTAAAAACGAACAAGAATAAAACCAAGAGAAGGCACTTATATAGTCAACAAATGAATTTAAATACAACTTTTTTAATTTTGAACAGTTCGCAAAAAGATAAGTATAATTAGCTGGATGATACTGATCTTGGAGACATCCACCTAAATGTACTTCTTCAAGATTTATACAATTACGGAATACCCATGATCCAGCAAGCATTCCAGCCGGCAATGAAACGATCTGCAAATTAGTGCAACCAGCAAAAAGAGCATTTCCTAACCGTAAAGGATGCTCATGTTCAAAGGTTTCTAATGCAATGCAATTTGCAAATGTACGAGGTCCAAGCGAAAAAGGAGATGATCTTAAAAATACGACGCTCTTTAAGCTACTACAATTTTCAAAGCACGATGAGAAAGGCATCCAATCAATACCAACAGCACTAATTCGAACTGTCTCTAAATTATAGCAATTCTTAAAGGCTTCATACCCAAGATACTCGCAATTGGGTAAATCAATTTCACTTAAAGAAATGCAATTCATAAATGCTTGACTCAAAATATGTGTACAAGTAGGAAAACTTATAGACTGTAATGAACTACAGTTATAAAACATACGTACTCCAACAGCTGCATATGATGTTGAAAATATAGCAGATTCAAGAGATATACAATTTTCAAACATACCTTTACCTACAGTTGTTTGAGAAGGCCAAGTACCACCATCATAAGCCATATTAGGAGCATTAAAGATTCGTAAATTACTACAATTATAAAAAGTATTTTGCTGTCCAAAATAATATTCGGACAAATTATAGCTTCTCAGGTCATTAAGGGATGTTAAAGCCGGTAATTCAATTTGTGAAAGATTTAAACAATTTGCAAAAGCATAATTAGCTATTGCTAGACATGCTGGTAATGAAATCGATTGCAACGACACACAATTTTGAAATGCATACGCATCAATGAATTGAACATTTCCTATTTCAATACTAATTAAATTCGAACAATTCAAAAATGCACCTAGTCCTATAGAGGTATTACATTGCAGAAACTGGACATGACTTAATGCATAACAGTTTTGAAATGCAGATTGACCAATAGATCGAGCCCCTGGATATTCAATCGTTTCTAACTTATAACAATTCGCAAAAGCTTCGTGAGGAATATCAGCTGTTGCTCGTTGTCCTAATATTTTTATATCTTTTAATTCTATACAGTTTTTAAAATTACGGTAACCACTTAAAATAGCATTTGGAAATTCTGCATATTCCAAAGCTGTACAATTTTCAAAAGCACTTTTACCTACCATTTGTACATTCAGAAATGTTTCAGAAGAAACACGACTCAAGGATATGCAATTTGCAAACATTTCTTCGACTATGTAACTTAAGGATGGCATATAGATATTTTCTAAACTAATGCAATCCTTAAATTCAGCGAGGCTTGCTGTCTGATATTTAGGTGCATAAATGCTTTTTAATTTTGTACATCCAGAAAAAGTATAGCCTGCTAAATAGACTAATGCATCATCTCGAGCTGTTGTTAAAAGTTCAGGTAAAGATAGTTCTTCTAAACTTATACAGTTGCCAAAAGCAAGACCACGAATCGTACTAACGGCAGGCAAAGATACGTTTGCCAGCTGTATACAATTTCTAAATACGTTATCTTCGATTTCAGTAGCATTAGGCAAATTTATATCATGCAAATTTGTACAATTTAAAAACGTCTCATAGTTCACAGTAGTCCAATCTAAAGATATAGAGCTTAATCTTATACAATTTTCAAATATGCCATATGCATGAGTTCCACCACTGGGCAAGCCAATAACACTAACTAGATTCGAACAATTTTGAAAAGCTCTAATACCAATACCTGTACATTTTGGTAATACTATCTTGCTTAAATTATAACAATAAGCAAATGCATAGTGACCTGTATAACTACATTCCGGTAAATTAATTTCGTGAAAATCGAGTCTTCCATAAAATACACTCGAACCAACATACGAAATTAAACCATGTTTATCCGTAAATGAATAGATAGGCCCGTATATCAGTTTTCTATATTCGTCTCTAGCTTCATACAGTTTTTTTGTAAATATTTCTTCAATAGCCCCTGGTATTTCTCTTAAACGATACTTTCTCGGAGTAAGTTGAGTATTAATCGCGGCAACTAATCTGTTAAGTATAGCTAAATCAAAAAGAACTTTTCGCATTACTAGTCACCTCAATTATCAATGATTTATTGGCTCCATTCCCTGAATAATGCCTTCTCCGTATCGTATTGCATGACTAAAATATCCATAAAATAAAGGAAAGTTAAACACGGGCGAGGGAATAAATGCTTTTTTATACTTAAAATTTTTCCCAAAAGAATATTTATTATACAAATGGGTATCATTACTACTAAAATATACGCTATCGTACGGAACAATTAAACTGGAATATACATCATAAACATTTGAAGTAGATAACTTTTCTAATCCAAATAAACTTAAATCGCCAGGGCAAGTTGATGCACGGGGCTTTTCACTAGGATCATTTCTAATAAATGGAAATATCGAGATAACTGGACGATTCTCTAAAAACATCGTTTCATCAAGTACGTCTTCATATCCTATCGTTAACACAGCTTTTGAAACATGATCAGATGTAATTAATGATTCGTTCGGAGTATACGTTAAATCTTTCCAAAAGTCTGTTAAAGAATCCATAACAATATATTTAGATTCTTTAATATATGAACCACTATATAATACTAAATGAGGTTCACGATCCATATACATAGCGGAACGATTACCAGCCCAAATTCGAAGAATTCCAAATTTATAATCAACTAAATTAGATAATGACTTTGCTGCCAAAATCATTCCTTTAAGTACTGTAGAAAATGCTTCTTGTCGACCTGGACTATCACCAGCATAGGTGCTTGCTATCGTTTCTGCATTTCGTGTTAGCCAATCAAGCCAAGGAATAATATTATTATCTTTAATATAAATGTAGGTAGGATCGGGATATACTTGACAATTATGATAAGTAGATTCTTTACATAACCCAGAGCCATTCAATACGTATTTTATTGGAGTATCTGGGATCACTCGGTCACTTGTATCTGATGAATAACTTTCGCCATTTACGTATCGAACTATGCCTCGATTTATTCCATCTAAAGAATTGGTATATGGAAAAGAATCCTCTCCAAATATTGCGGTAGATCGAGGTTTCCAAGCATATGCCGGGTAATCTATATATATTTTTTTAATATTTGTAAATATTGCTTCAGGAAAATCTGATTCAATAACCTTATTCAATTGTTTTGTAATATAGTTACAATAATCAGTATTTGTATAAGTTTCTTTACCGATTTCAGAAGCAATTCCTTCTCTGTCAAGAGACAGAATACGCTTTAACTCTGAAACAATCTCTTCAGACTTTCCATTAACGCCATGAGGTAAACTCCATTTCATATCGACTTGAATAATATACCAACATTTATCAACACCTATAATCCCATAAAAGCCAGCTCGATGCTCATTATCATAGTCGTCATATTCAGCGATAATATTTTCATCAACAAATGTTGAGTCAGCAAAATCTGGATCATCTTTGGAATATGGTATATAATACACTGAAGTAAAATTAGTATTAGAGAATTTAATAGATATTTTTTCTCGTTCAGTATAATACGGTTTATTCTTGACTATTATCATCTGCAGTCTCACTTACTTCCCAACCAGATGGAACTCTCATAGCTCGATTTTTTTCATCGTCTGGTAAATTATCAACAATAAATGAAATTACAAATTCACCTTTTGCAGCATAACGTTCATAATATACTTCTCCAGACTGAAACTTATCCAATGTATATTTTGTATAACCAGGAATCGTTTTATCAAAGGTATAATAATCTTTACCGGCAACTGGTGATGTATCAAGCGTTCGAATATAGTTTGACTCGTCATTTAAAAATTGAGCTTCAGTACCAATCCAAATTTTAGGATACCAGCTATCGCCAGAACCAGAATGTTCTTCTAGTTCTTTAATTCGATCATCTAAATTATTGAGAATATTCTCTCCTTGGGGATTGTCACCATATCCAAGATAGTCACTTAAATCATCTAATCTATCAGATAAATCATTATATCTGTCATCAAGATCAGTATCATATTCAGGAATCGAATAATCTCCTAAATCATAATCTGGATCATAATCCGGTCCAGTAATTTCATTATACCAGTCATCCCAATCGTATTCATCTGGCTCAAAATTTTCAGGATCATATCCAATAATATCTGATATGGTATCAGTTTGATCAATAAGTTGATCTAATGCAGTCGCATCATCGTTATAATATTTTGTAAGTGTTTTCTTAGGTAACAATCCAAGAGTAATCTGTTTTGCAGCTGTATCCAATTTCAAAGACATTTTAGAAATTGGCAAATCGCGATCGATCAAATGTGGATTGGAATAGCAATGAACAATTTGTCCAAGCTTAAAGTTATTATAATTTTCATTTTGAGCATGCAGATCGGCAGCGGTACATTCTAACATTAAGCTATTAAATTGTGTGTTTTCAAGGAAGGTCTGCCCTTCCTTATATAACTCATAAGGATCTTTAATATCGGAAAAATTAGCCACAGTCGTAATCCGTCCGAATATGTCAATGGCATCACTTTCTAGTACAATTGATCCTTTTGTAACCATTTGAATGGTTAAGGGCTCTCCACTTTCAGAATCAGTAGCACCTAATGGAATCACACAAGTAGCAAAGGATGTACCATCGAAGCTCGTCTGTAAATCCAAAAGATTTAAGCCAAATTCTATTGGTTGATTTGAAGAATATGGCATTTCTTTTAGCCAATCAATATAATTAATACCATTGACTCTTCTACAGAAAATATAACCGCCTTCTGCATCTAAACATTTGGTTTTAATTGCATTAAATGTTTTCTCATAAGTTAATTTTCGATAAATCGATTTGTCATCAACGGTAATATTACCAATCTCGAATTGACGATCTTCAGCAACCTGTTTATTATGCATAACAATTAAATACTTAAAAAACAAATGCAATGAGATCCCATTCATAATTTGTGGACGCTGAACACTATCATTAAAATATGCGAAAGCACCTTCACAGTAGAATTGTTTTTGTTTTCTAAAATTATAATTTTGTTCAGCAGGTCTGCCAAACCATATTAATTCATTATCTTCATATACCTCAACTGTAGATTTTAATAAATGTATTGCATCATAACTAGCATGATCACAACCTATTGTAAATTCAAGAGATCCTGCTGTATTTATTTCCATTTCTAAGTTTGGGGATAGCACTGCTTTATTATTGTTAAAGGAATCATACATATCTTCGCCATCCAGAACGATCCTATAAATCATAAGGATACCTCCTGATAACGAATATAGATATCTGCATTTCCAATAAATTTCATTACATTAGATCCAATGTCTAATGACAAATTTTTATTTGAATTAAATCCTTTCATCAAATTATACGTTTGTTCTTTATAAATCACTTGAACATTTTCAGAACAATTAAAAGTCGGTACAATCGGCCCACTTCCATCATTTACAAACGTGATATATTTTTCACCAAATACCCGAAATGTCTGATATTTGATCGTTCTATTATAATATTCATCCCATTTCCAATCTTCATGTTCAGAAGCGACTTCTTTAAAAGGATCTAAATTATAGTCAATCGTTAAAAGAGAATTATGTGGATCTGATTTCCAGTTATTGATCTGAAGACGCCCAATATACATAAAATCAGGATCATCTTCCAAAATCACAGTATGTTTTATGCCGTGTAAATAATTTAATAACGATGAATAGACATTAGCCCATTCTGCTTCTGGCTTCAACCAGAACTCCCATGAACCGGTCCTTTGACCGTATAAAACAGTCCCGGTGAGACTGTCAGTATAATCTAAGCTGCCGTTCCCACCGGGATTATCCAAATATGTTGTTTTAACTTCAGGAGGGTTCACAAGAGGACGGGAGGTCGGAACCATCTGCCACTCATCATAAGTGTTCTTTCCGGAAATAATAATTGAATGGTACACTCTTATTACTGTCTCCTTTCACGTGTAGCAATTGTCCCTAAACGGGTATTCATTTGTGGAGCTAATTCACCGACAAGTACTCCACTATCCAAAACCATATCCATATTTTGAATTGCTTCGCTCAAAGAATCAAATCCTTGAGATAAGCGATGCAGTTCATTAATAATCGTATTTGCTTGATTTGAGGATGTAAAATTACCGGAATATGTGTTATTTGCATTTCCAGTTAAAATATCATTCTTTGCTTTTCTGGCATTCGTTATAACCGTATTAACCTCAGTAACTTTTCGGACACCAGCCGTTGACTGAAGATTGCCAAAGTTTTGCATTTCTTTAGCAGCAGCTTCTACATTGGTAAGATCAACGATAGGCCGAATAACTGGATCGTAATCAGAATCTAACAAATTGGCAGCCGCTTCACGCGCATAAGCAACGGCATCTATTGTAGTATCCGCTAGCCCTTCAGCAGTTACCGCAGCTGTATGATACATGCCTTCGATTCCATTAACCCAGCCTTCACCAAAATATCCACCCATCTTTTGAGTGACACGGGAAGGCGATCTGATCTGAGCAGCGCGAGCTAATGCGTTTGCAGCGGCCACACCCATATTACTTGCAGCTCTCTGAACATTCGGAATCTGATCCATAATACCTTTGGCAAAGCCATAGCCAAAATAATTACCAGCCTTCTCAAAGTTATGAGAGAAGTTCATAACAATAGACAGCATACTACTGCAGCAGTGCTCAATACCTCTGACAGCATTACTGAAACTAGTTACGACTTTCTGTGAATCTAAAGCAATGACAGAGAAATGACCACTTAAGCTGTTTAATTGAGTTGCAATTTGGGTGAGATGTTCGGTTGTCTTAGAGGCATTTTCAGCGTCAATAGTAGAAGTAATGTCTACATATTTAGCCATTACCGAAGCAAACTCATTTGCGCTATTACCAAATGCTATGATGTCGCCAGATGTGGCAAAGGATCTCTTTGTAAAAATATTGCTTGAAGGAATAGATGCCATCACTTCAAGAATCTTTATTGTTGTTTGTTTTGCATGTTCAAGACTCAGAAGAGAATCTTCAGGAATGTTTTTTGCTGTCAAAGCTGCTTGTGTCAATGATTCAATAAATGACTTCATACGAGTCCCAAATAATGCCTCATTATCATGAGTAAACAATAGCTGTCCCATCAAACTCATAACCTGAGGAATCAGATCCGACATAGAGACAATAACGACCGTCAAAGACTTAGCTAAATCCATCTGTGTAAGATCTTCAGGAGTCAAAGGAGCTGTTGCTTTTGCCATAGAAACAAGAGAACCCATGAAATTAGCCATTTGCTCTCCATATACGGAAGGACTATCATGTTCGACAAATAACGCTTGAAAAAGACCTGCTACCTTAGGTAAAACCGAAGAAACATCAGCAGTCTTTTCAGCTACGTCTTTAGCTAATGCAAGCGAAACTAAATCAGCTTCAGAAAAATGGGTTGCTTGAGTGCATACCTCAACAAGCGATGAGATAAAATATGACATACGCTGACCAAATTTCTTCGCATTGTTATCGCCTGTAAAAGCCGTTACTAAGGCGCTAGACATATGTGGAATCTTTTCTGCAATTTCAACAACGATATCAGTAATTGATGAAGCCATCGTCATTTGGGTCGGCGCGCTTTCACTAATAAAACTAAGTTCATTACAGAAGTCTTTTATTGCTTGTCCATAACCAACTAATTGTTTAGAGAAACCTTTGAAATTCTTACTACCCGTAAATAATTGAAAGATACCTCCGTCTTTTGGTAACGCAGTCAGAAGATTTACAAAAGAGTCCGTTAACTGAACAGCTCTGGCTACTTCATCGCTCGTAACACCTTTAATAGCTTCTAAATATCCGCGCATACCTTGAGCAAACTGAATTAACTTTTCAGAAAAGCTGGGTTTAAATATACTGAATAAGCTCAATCCGCTTACAAGATTTGATAATGCATTTAATAATTCTGCAGCCGCAAGCTTTAACATTAAAGCGGTAAGTGAATCCATACCCTTCACTTGCTGATCAGTAATCTGGCCGATGGAATCTAAGAAAGGCTGAAGATGTTCGGCGAATCTTGTTAAATTATCCGCCATTTGTGTCATGGTAGCCGTTAAACCAACACCAATTCCACCAATGAATCCGCCGATAAAAGCTCCTAAAGCTTCGCCCATAAGAGTAAAGCCGTTTGTAATCTTTGGTGCAACTTTTACCATCTTATCATTATCAGGACCTAATGCCGCAAATGCTAACATTACAAGGCCTAAGACAGCAAGAATACCAACTAAAGCCAATAAAGCAGGTCCAAGAGCAGCTAACGGTATAAATTGTAAAATTGCCAAACAAATAGAAAGTTCGATTAATACACCACCAAGAATTAGAAGCTTAGATGAGACTCCATCAAGATCAATATCTTTCATTAAACTTAAGGCAAATGCTATAGCAATTAAGGACACTGATGCAATCGCCAGAGCTGCTCCATTTGCTAAAGCCTGACCCACATTAGTCTTAGTAAATGAAAGAATCAGTAAACAAGCAGACAAAGCTAATAAAAGAATAGACAGTGCTGCGACTGTCTTAATAGATGCCTGAATATCAAATTGCTGAATTGCCCAAAGAGCTAAAATTACCGCGCCAAGCATCAATACTGCCGTAATTGCAGTTTTAAGCGAATCACCGATGCCCATCGCTTTATAAGATGTACTTTCAATTAAATATAAAGCAATACCTAAAGCAACCATAACAGCAGCTAAAGACAAGGCCACATTCACTAGATTAGGAAGATCTTGGGTAGAAAGCCACCATAGTGCAGCAATTACAGCTCCGATTCCGGCTAATATAATTATTAAACCTACAATTGCTTTTGGATCGATCTTCTTAGCTCTGGAAAGAGGTATCGTAGCTAGTAATATAGCAGCACCTAATGCGACCATAACTGTACCAATAGCAATGACGGCAGGCATTAACTGCTCTTTCGTCATATCTCGCATCAGATATACTGCAATAACAAGACCTGCTATTCCAATAAGAATCCATTTTACAGTCTTAAGACCTTCTTTGGTCATTTTAGCCATTAAACTTGTTGCAGCCATTACACCTGCTAGCACAAGTCCAATTATTGCTATCGTCTTTACGCCCTTCCATAGTTGTTCACTTGGAATCTCTCCAAGTTTAGCAATAATTCCGGGCAGCAAATATAAAAGACCGATTAATGCTAAAAGACTCAAAACGCCTTTGACAGAACCTTTACCGGTCAATCTGGTAAGTAAAGCAAAGCCTGCCAGAATCGTAATAATTGAAGCTAATTCTTTCCAATACTGTTTAAAGACTTCAAATGGTATTGCATTGTCTATCGCATTCATCAAAGCTTTCTCGATTTGAACCAAAGAAAGGGCAAGAAGAAGAATGCCTAAGGCTCCACCAAACCGAACCCCTTTAATCAAGAAAGACAGAACGGCAAGAGCACCCATAATGCCAATCAAAGTCATGAAAGCTTTTATAGAAAGATTCTCGGCATTATCCTGAATCTTCTTCAATGCTCCAGCAAGAACATTAATTGCTAAAGCATACATAATGAGACCAGAACCACCGGTTACGAGCTTCAAAGACTTCTTTGACATCATCTTAGCAACCAAAGCCAAACCAAGCATCATGCCTGCTAACGTCGCCAGACTACGGCCAAAGTTTTCATTTGGAATTTTACTAATCCCATAAAGCGTCAAGGCCAGAATGCCAAGAGCAGCAGCGAATTTGAAAACACCGCCGCCGACAGCAGCAATGCCATTTGCCCAATCAAACTTAGATGCTAAAACGGCTACGCCAGTAAGTAATACCAAAATACCGCCAAGAATACCAATAGCAACGATTGCCCTTTGCAAATCGGCTTTTGGCAAATCAGCAAGCATTTTTACTTCGCCAACTAAAATAACTAAAGCTAATGCAATGCCAACGATTGCAATTATCTTCGGAGCTTTCTGAACGCCAGAAAAGACATCGGTCAGAGCTTCAAGAAAGCCAGAAGCAGAGTCTAAAACTTTATTGAAAGAAAGGATCGTCTTAATCGTAAGCAGAACCGTAATAACAGACATTAAGGCACCCAAGGATCTCTTAATAAACGGAGCGCCCTGCTCTTTCATAAAGCGGAAAAATCTACTCAAAGTGTCTTTAACATTATTGATAACTTCAGAAATTTTCGGAAATCTCTTTGTAAAACTTTCGATAAATTGCTGCCAGTCTTTCGTAACGACCAGCTGCTTTATCATTTTGAATAAATCGACAAGACCATTCTTCACTCTAGTGATAAAAGAAAAGAACTTGTCAAATTTAATGCTTCGAATATACTTAATAACTTTACGAATTCCATTTGGAATTGTAGTCGTAAAGAAAGAAAAGATTGTACTAAGTCCAAGTAAAAGTGTATCTGTAGCATTATTGATAAGGTTTGGAAGCTCAGCTAAAACAGTTGAAAACGTCTCTTTGATCCATGCTGTTGCTTTCTTTACTTGCTCTAATTCCTTAAAACTTGTATAAAGTTCTTTCAGCTTTCCTACTGCTTTCTGAATAACCGTAATGAATGATCCAATGATGTTAACAATAAAACCAACTCCAGTTTCAAAGATCTGGTTATCTTTAATTGCCTCATCTAAAGCTGTAATCCAATCAGCTAAGCTGGCAACACCTTCAAATGCACCTTCGCCAACAAAGCCAAGCATCTGAAGAATTTGTTTAACACCATTAAAAACTGCAACAATTGCCTGTTTACCAATGTCAATCAAAGAAAAAACACCGGTCAGAGTTCGCTCTAAACGGTGCGTTTCAGATTCACTATCAGTAAGAAAAGAAAGAATCTTGGCGGTGCCTGCTTGAAGAGATTGCAAAAACTTAAATACTAACGATACTCTGTCACCACGAAAAACATTATTCCATGCTCTGCTAATGACTGAGCCAATCTCTGTAACAATATTTAAGAGGTTGTAAAATGCACCAAAATCAGGATCAAAAAGCAACTCTCGACCTGAAATTCCATTGATCTTGTCATCTAGCAAATTATAGTTTTCAAGTAACTCTTGAAACCCACTTTGATATGTTTCAAGCATTTTGACCTGTTCATCGGACAGTTCGCCAACATGCTCTTTTATTTCGTCTAATATCTCTTCGTATGCATATGATGGAAGTTGCAGATATCGAATAGCTTCTCCAACCGACCCATACTGTTCAACCATATCATCGGTCAAATAACCATTACTTCTTAAAACTTTTTCAGCAACATCACCAAAAACACTTAGGTCTTCTGTAGCACCTTCAAAGGCATGACGAATGCCCATAGCCTTCTTAAGAACTAAGGTGATTTGGTTAACAGGTTCTGCAAACCAGTCATACATTGAAACGGACAGGTCTGTCCAAATCTTCTTCTGCTGTTCATAGTTACCAAATATGGTTTCGAACAGATTCATCCAGGCAGTACTTGCTGCATCAGCAGTTGCATCTAAAGCATCGCCAAGGGTTTTAGCTTCCTGACCTAAACGAAATGCCTTCTCACCAAGAGCATAAGATTCTGTATTTAATTCAGCAAAGGTCTCTAACAGTTCTTCTGCTGAAACATTACTTAAACGTATTTCTTCAGCAAACTCTTCCTGAATATCACCGCCTTCTTTATAGCAGTCATACATATTCAGAAGTTCAGTAGCAGTAAGCCCACTAACATCACTTAGTTCATGAAGAACATCAGCGAACATGCCGTATTTATTAAAGACCATTTCCATGGCTGCTGAGTTGAGCCAGCCATCGGCAAGCGTTTGGTCAAAGTTTTGTAAGGTTACCTCAGTGCCCTTTGCAGTAGTAATCCAATGATCTCCAGCTTCAACTAAGGTACCAACAGCCACGGCTGCTTTGATAGCTTCTTCCTTAAACTCTTTGGTAGCCATATTTGCATTTTGAATCGATTTCCAGTCAATGAGTTTCATCGATCCAGCACCCATGGCCTGGGAAATATTATACATTGCACGAGAAGCAGATTGCGCATTTTGACCTGCTGAAGCGGCCCATAGTGCAATACCCTGCATCTCATTAACAGCATCTTCAAGTCCGATACCCTGAGAAGTAAACTTTGCAATATTACTCGTCATATCGGTAAAGCTATAGCTGGTCTCATCAGTAAACCAGTTTAACTTTTCGAGCTGTTCAGTAACCGTTTCTATAGAGTCACCAGTAGCAGACATGATCGTCTGGACTGATGTCGTTTTCTCTGCATATTTATCCCAGCCTGAAGACATCTGATCGATAGAGAACCCACGAATCATACGTTCACTCACGTCAATGATTCCATCAGCTATTCGATCAAATACCTTGCGGGTAAGTGTACCAAATAAAGTAAACTTATCAGCAATATAGTCTACAGAACCGGAAAGTTTATTAAAAGATGTACCATCAATTTCATTTAATGTATTATCTAAGTGCCTGAGTGAACCAAGGCTTGTTTCTACATTTTTCTCAAATCTGGAGTTGTCAAACTCCATTGATACGACTCGATTGTCAACTGTAGTACTCAAACTCGCATCATCTCCTCCCAGGCTTCTCGTGAAATACTATCAAAAACAGACCTCATAGCGGGGTTAATGTAGTCTCTACCTTCAACCCAGTTGCCACGTCTGGTTGCATGTCCATACTGCAAGATTATGGCAATATTTACATGATCCTGCACATTGTTATTGGACCAGACGATGGAGGCCCTTCCCTTTTGATGGACGATCTGGTATGTCCAAGATTTTGATGTAAGTCCGGTGTCTTTTGGTGTTGCTTCTTGAAGAGCCTTTACACCGCGTTCACCAAACTTGTTTAACCCGCCTTTTTTAAAGTATTCAAGCAGGCGATCTAAAAAAGAAATAGTCCTTTTATAGCTTCCATGTGTTTTCAGGTGGATCATAAAGTTAACCTCTCGATCCGGTAGCACGTCTTCGTGCTGCATTTAGCGCGCTATATTCTTTTAATACTTCTTTCTTCGGCATCTTCTTGCCGCCACCGGAACCCTTTATCCCGCAAACATGAATTAAAGCCATTAGTTTATTGAAGTGCCAACGCTCACACTCAAAGGGAATTCCAGCTTCTATCATCCAGTAATAGATGAGTTCAGCAGTAATAATCTCGTTTTTTCGTGACCGATTCGGATCTCGATTTGTAAAAGTGGTTGCTGTCATGGAATCTTCCATGTACACTTTTATCTTTTGTGCATTTAGTCTGCCTACGTTCGCATAAGTAGAAGCAGGGGCTTCTTGACCGATTGTCATACAACGAACATAATCAGCGAATTCAGAAGCAGACATGCCAGTTTCTAATGTGCGAAGAAAAGATTTCTTCCATTTTGATTCCCATTTGGATATAGAGATAAGAGAATGCTCAAGACTCAATTTAGCGCCTGGAATAACCACAAACTCTTGTGTTCTGTCATTAAAACTTTCAGTCGACTTAATTTCGATCTTAAGCATTCTCTCACCTACAGTTCTTATTTATTTGCGAGCATCTTCAGCTCAGGATTTTTGGCCAGCGATGCTTCATATTCTTTTCTCAGATCGTCGGGGATAATACCTTTCACGAATTCAGCGGCGATCTCATCATTCGTGGAAAGTTCCATAAACAAATTAGAATAAGCTTCCGTCTGCAGAAAGTCATCCAGGATTTCCTGAGACTTCATGAAACGTCTGCCGTCGGGAGACTTCTTACCATAAGAAGCCTTGATCATTTTCTTGAAGATCTCCATAATCTTCGGGATATCTTTGGTCTGTACGATCTCCTGAATCATCTTCTCAAGACCGCCAGTTGTGCCAAGCTGCATTTCAGCAAGCTCAGCTTTGCTCAGATTAAAGTAAAAGTCTTCTTCTCTTTCATTGCCATCGTAGTCAACGAACTTAATGGTCTTCTTGATCATGTTTTTAAATCTCCTTTCACAAAAAAAACATCCCTCCCCTAAAACTAGAGGAGGGATATAAAGTTCAAACTTAGACCTCAGTCTTCTTAAAGTACACAGTACCAGTAATAACAGTGGTATCAGTGGACTTAATAAAGTCATTGCCGTTACGGACATACCAGCCCTCAGTAACAGGGTTCTCAGTGCCCTCGGGAGTAACGACAGTATAAGTGTAAGCAGTCACATTGCCAGTACCGAAGTGAGCAATGACCTCGGCAGGCATGGGAAGACGGGCATTACTGTTCTCAGAGCCATAGATGATATCCTCGAAAGCAGCGAGCTTCTCGGCATCGACCTTCTTGGAGTTAATCTCCATATGAGCAGCAGGACGATACATCTTGCCATCGATTCTACCGATATCAACAGGAACGGTATCAATCTCCCAGCTGAAGTTAATAGCCTCAGGGCTATCGTTAACAGTCTGGTAAGCCTTCTCAGAAGGAGAAACAGTAGCACCCCAAACGAGATGAATCACGTAGCCATAGTCATCATACTCGACATCATTACCAATTGTGGTACGATAGGCAAGGCCAAAGGGCTTACGAGCCTGCTGACCAATCTTCACGCCGGGAACAACCCAAGCAGAACCATCACACTCAGCAAACTCATCAGGATAGGTATAAGCCTCGATCGTAGCCTTAAAGTCCTCGGCAGAACGAAGAGTCAGATACTTAATGTCATCGGCATACAGGGAGTTGGCATCAGCGCCTTCAGGAGATTCAGTAACAGCAGTAAGACCATTCCAAACCACGCCTGCAGGATACGCATTGCCGACCTGAGGATAAAGGACGCCCATCTTTGTGCCGGTTTCATAAAATCTTTCACCGACTGCATCCCATTGAAGTCTAGACATAGGGTTTCCTCCTATTTAGTAATAGATAGTAAAGGGAAAATGGTATAAATTATCAGCAACATAAGGAGAACCGGGACTGCATCTTTCGAAATGGTTCAAGATCGCTCTGGGAACAGGTGTCTCAGGATCTCGACTGATGCAGATTACCTGCCAACTATTTCGCACAAAGTAATTTCGGTTATCAGCATGCTTTGTATTCATACCTGCATTTTTATAAAGGATAGCGTCATACTCCATGCGCGTCTTTTCAGTTGGCTCATAGTATGTATGATGATATCCGAGGCAATTCATCTGAATCTCCCGAAGATCATGATCCAGCTTATCCCGCTGATCACGGTGAATTTGCAGTTGGTCCATGATAAACACCTCCAAAAGAGATTCGAATACGTGGATACTCTACCTTTGCAGACTTTACTTCCCAAAGTGTATGCATGAACTCCACGTATTTCATGGAAGAGAAGTGATTCAAAGCATAGGGATCAGCTGTAATGGAAATATCATTATTCAATGAAAAATCATCTACAGGCTTTTCAGCAGTCTGATTGGAAATCCTCGTCGATACAAGTTCGCCAGAATAATACCGCTCCTCCATTTCTGGAACGAAGCGGCTTGGACGATCTTCCGATTCAACTTCATCTTTCAGAAAGCCAACTTTCCCATAAAATCTTGCCATAAAGTCACTTCCCTTCCATTTTGATTTTTAATTACGGATTCTCAGGCTCAGTGTTGCCGCCAGCGTTATTGCCGCCGACTTCCTCTTCGATAACGATGAAGGAGTAAAGCTTGGTCGCGGCACCGCAGCCACGGGTTTCGAGCAAGGACTTCTGCTGGTTGAAGTCGATGTCGAACTGAGTACGATGAGTGATCTCACCGTTCTTCACAGAACCGAAGGTGTAGTCCTTCAGGTTGCCAACGATAGCCAGCAGACGGTAGGTATGACCGTTCACGGTACGAGTCTTGTTCTGGAACTCAGGAACCGTATGCACAGCATTCACGTCAAGCGCGGTCATCAGTTCATTCTTGGTGCTGTAAATACGACGGCCATTCAGGTCGCGGGCAAGCTGCATCTTGTTCCAGAACTGCTGAGTGCAGAACATGGAGAGATTGCCGGAGCCACGATAATCGATCTTAGCATCGAGAAGCAGCTCCTCAACAGCCTCAGCATAACGGAAGCCATTGCCGAAGTTTGCAGCAGTGTTGGTGCCATTCGCATCAGCAGGCAGAGTCAGAACCTTATGGATGGTGTAAACATCGTCATCAGTCCAGATCGGGCGAACCTTGTCTTCCTTGATCTTGTCAGCAGTACCAGCCTGACGACCATCACCAATCAGAATTGCACGGGCAATCTCAGTATTCAGCTGCATACGGTCGATCTTGTACTGGAAGTCGACATAGCTGAAGTCAGTGATATCTTCGATATCGTCCTGGTTCAGAGTGCTGCGAACATAGATGGTCTGAGGCGTGGTCTCACGGATAACCTTCTCATAAGCGCCAACAAGAGCCTTCTGCTTGCCCTTCACATAACCCTTAGCACGAAGCTCGTCAACGCCACGAATATCAACATAGTTAGTACGAATACGATTGTAAGGGATCTTGTTGATACCATTCAGAACAGCGCTAACCCAACCCTGGTCATCAGTAACCAGTTCGGGAGCACCGGGGCGCATGTTATGGAACTCAGGGAAGAGCTGATCGATGGGCGCAGGATTGCCATTAACCTCATAGGAACCGAAGCCACTCACAGGAGCAAGGTCGTCATGAGACAGGACCAGATCATTCTCTTCGGCATAAGCAGCCAGTGCATCACTCAGCTTACCATACTTCTTAGCAACATCAAGAATATCGCCCTGGTCTTTGTGGGAAATGTAGTTCGCGGGGGCAGCGGCAGAACCGCTATCAAAAGCATTGAAGTTCATATCATCTTCTCCTTCAAAATCAGAATGTTCGGCTTCATCGCCGTCCTCGTCGTCATCAATGCCGTTCGTTGCGGCTTCAGCAACGAGATAAGAAACAACCTTCAGCTGCTTGTCGTTCATCGTATCGAGAACGTCCTGGACAGTCTCTTTGCCATCGTCATCAGCATGAGCCACAACAGGCTCAGAAGCTTTGCTGACAAGGAAAGATACTGCGTCAAGCTGCTCCATGGTCATTCCATTAAGGACTTCCTGAATATCGTCCATATGCGAAAGACTCCTTGTTTCAGTATTTTCATCAGCTGCAGGCTCTTCTCCAATTTTTTCGTCTTCAGCTTCAGAATCGGTAGTTGCATCGTCTTCGAGTTCCTCAGGTTCATTATCGAAGTCTTCATGGCGAATGATGGCACTATACTCATCACCAAAGGTGATATAAGCTTCGTCCATCAGTTCTTCTGTCTCTTCACCATGAGCAACAATCGGATAGGTGATCTGAGCACCGAGATTAGCTCCAGCAAGGACGAGACTGACTTCTTTTATCGAACCGTGAAGAACATCACCAGCCTTCTGCTTGAGCTGATTGGCCCAAATAGAAAGCGAAGTGATATCACCATGCTTTACGTTTTCTTTCGCAGCCTTGGCCATATCACTATCATTGAAGTAACCATAAAGAAAAACACCCTCGGGATGATTCTCCAGGAAACCATGTCCCAGAACCATCTCAGGGCTTTCGTGATTATGTCCCCATACAAGAGGGACCCTTGCACCATCCTGGTGAGCAAAAGCATCTTTGCGAATCGTTCGGCCGTCACTACAACGAATATCGTTTCGAGTAGCCCAGCCGCAAAAGTCGCAATCCTGATACTTTGCAGGAATGTTAATTGCCATCTTTATTGGCCTCCTGTACATTGCTATGATTCACTTCCATTTTGATTTTCCTCAGGGCGAGTTATATGTATCTTCGGCTGGCGGAAGATCAGCGGGAAGTTCTTCATTCATTGTTGGCTCCTCATAACCGGTATCGCCTTCAACGGGAACTTCAGCACCGGCAGTCGGGTCCATTTGCATATCAGCAGGCATATTCGGGTTAAAGAGCATATCGGCACTTTCTTGTTCATTGGGTTTAAATCCAAGAATGCCACGCATCTCATTTGGCGTAAGAATCTGATTTCGCAGAAGCTTGTCCGCAAGGTCTGCCACTTTACTGGGCGGAACAACGCGGAATGCATCATAAAATGCCATCACTCTATGTCCCTGCGTATATGCCGTGTCTGTGATCCATCGCCTGTTCATTCCATCAACTAAAGTGCTGACGACAGGCTCGATGATCTTACTAATATAGCTTTGCTGTGTCCCTTCATCGGCAGTATTATTCATGATCTCAGGACTCATACCGATTTGATCATGCAACTGCTTATTCAAAGACTCAACTTGTGCCTGTAAATTGTTATCAAGCGGTCTACCCAATTGAATCACTTTCTCACTAGCATCAATATAACCAATGCCATAACGTGAATTATTCAATTGAACTTCCAGATCATGTCGTCTGGTTTCCGCTCTTTCTTTCTGCGTCTCATGACGCGTGGAGTAAGGAAGCTGAATGATCATGTCAAGCTTACCGGATGCTGTCTTATCGTCAATCTTGTCAAGAAGAGCAAGTTTCTTTCGAAGACGCATCATCAGTGAGTTTGGCGCATTCATGATCTCATAGAAGGGATTTTGCAGAATCACGCAGAGTCGTTTTGGAAAACGAATTGTCTCTCGTAAACCGGTTTCTTCATTGTACAGTTCGACATCAATATCCTGAGGATACCATGTCACGATCTTGCCAACACGAGCTGACTTGATCTTATTTACTGTATATGTTGAATAGTTTACATCTGCAATAATCGGACAAACCGCGATATAGCCTTCATCAAGAAGCGAGGCATATACGTCCTGTCTGAAATCACGAGCTGACTGATCAAGATTTGCTTCCTTCGTCAATATCAGGTTTAGTTCATCTTTAATGTCCTCTTTGTATCGATCATTGTCATCTAAGCGTACATGTCTTAAATCAACCGTAGCGGCATCGACAGCTATACGACATAAAAGAGGCGCAATAATAGACCGCTCGTTTCCGATGTTTGGTCTTCGACGATCCGGTCTGTAATATGAACTAAAGCTGTATGACTCGATCACACTTTTTGGAGTGGGATCTTTGTTTCGAAAGGCATTCCAGGCCTTTACAAAGCGTTCACCAATGGAAGGCGTATGGAATCACCTCCGGTTAAGTTTAATTAAGGCAGAAGACGGTGAAGAATTACTGTTAGCTAAAGCACCAGAATAAATGCCATTTAATGCCTGTTTCTGTTCTTTAGCTTGCTTTTTGCTCTTAAGTTCAGCACTCACTGAAGAGACGAACTTGCCATGAGGTGTTTCAAGCCACTCCTGCTTCAGTTTGTCTCGCTTCTCAGCATTTTCTTTAGAAGGATTGGTCTTGTATTCCTCAACTGCTTTCTTGTATTCATCATACTTGTCAGCACCTTCAAGCTGTTTTGCAGCTTTAGCTATCGTATCATCAAACTCTTCGTCGTCAGTGTCTGCTATTTTCTGAGCATTCATGATCTGCTGGAACATATCGGTAGGCATCTGCTGCATCACAGGCGCAGCCTGCTGAGCTGCGGCACGACTGGAGCCAGATCCAGAGCTAGACCTACCACTGGAAGAACTGCCGGAATCATTAGAAGAGCTACTTTTCTTAGAGCTCTTTTTGGTTTCACTTTCATCTTCAGCAGGAGGCGTATAAGTAGATTTAGGAGTATTTGCGTCTGCTGCTTTCTGTCTGGCATAGTCTGCTACGCCCGTATAAGGTTTCGAGGACGTACTAGAAGATGCATTAGAGGAACTCGCTGCAGTTGCCTTATTATCTTCGGCAAGCTTCTGATAATCCTTATACATGCGAGCTGTCTGTGTCTTAGCTAAGCTCACGGCATTTTTAGCAGCATCCTGCATTGAGGTTCCATTTTGATTTTTCTCAACACCGGGCGTAGTACCACCGCGTTTAGTTTTATAGTAAGCCTGAATCTCTTCTTGGGTATAAAAATAGCGTTTCCGTCCATTATCATCGATACGTAAAATGTATTTATGATTCTGGCGTGGAGAACGCTGTTGAGCTCGTCCATTTGCCATACGACTCTGGAAAAGACGAGAACGCATGTTACTAAGCATACTATGAGCAATATATGGCTTACCTTGCTCATCAAAGGCTAGGATGTAGTTATCATTAGAAGGCATATATTTCACCTCCTAACTTATTGGAATGCGTCAATGACTTTATCTGCGACTTTATAGTATGCCTCTTCAGCATCAACCATTTCTTGAAACAGTCTATTCTTTTCTTGAGAAGAAATATTGGGATTATTTGCTATCCGTTCATAAGCTTTTGCAGCTTTTTCATGAGCTCTGTCAGCTTGCTTAAGATTATTAATTAAACCAGTATTTACACCAGCATTAGAAGCACGTTCAAGAAGATAATCAACACTAACTTTAGTCGGGTCGACATCAACCTGAGATTGACGATTACGCATCTCGTTCATTTCTTCTTGAGTACGTTTAGTCTGTTTAGTTCCAGTATTAGTCTGCTCTTGTTCTCTTGTGAGATTAGAAGCAGAATTACCTTTTACAGCTTTCTTCGCCTGATCGATCATATCCATAACCGAATCAGTAGCTCTCTCAGCAGCCTCTTTTGCACGACCAGTCAGAGAATTGTCATACTTGTCTTTCCGATTTTTCCAGTTGTTGTAAGTAGACTGGAATTTCGGGTCGAAGGGATTAACCGTACCATCTGCATTCTTCGGAATCTTGTCCCAGGCTTCATTAACCGCTTTAGCCGTAGAGGAACGAGCATTGTCGATCATGCCTTGAACTGCGTTAGCTGCGCTATTAACACGACCTTTAAGAGATTTTGTAGCTTGGTCATCAAAGCGTTTTGCAAAATCTTCAGCTTTCTGATACTGTTGCTCAAAGAATTCTTTACTATAAGAATCTTTTGTTTGGTCGGCTCTCCGTTTCCAGTCTTTAGCTTCTTCACGAATATTTGCAGCCATTTTAGTAGCTTTCTCACCAGTAATGCCTTCTTTAAGTTGCTCAGAATAGTATTCGGCATTAAAGGCAACATCTTCAGCGGCATTCTTTACAGCTTTCGGAATACTAGTTACCGCCTTGGCAGCATCTTTAGCCGTATCCCGAACGGAATCAGCCACTGAAGAAGCTGCTTCTTTAGCACGATTCACCATAGCCAAAGGCGTTTTATTATAGTCAGCTCTAGCTCGATAATACTCATCCCTAGCTTTATCTTCATCACGCCAACGTTCCTTACGAATATTAATTGCTGCATCAAGTCGCTGATCCTGGGTTTGAGTTCGCTCACCCGGAGGTGCTTCATCTAGAGCATCCTCCACGTATTGTTCACCTTTTCTAGCGGCCGCTTTAGTGTTCTGCATATTCTCATTAGCTTTATCGAACCGTTCTTTCTCATCATAACCAGCAATATCTTTAGCCTTGTCAACTGCATTCTTAGCCGTAGATTTAACGGCAGTCCCAGCTTGTTCAGCACGATCTCTGAACTCACCTTTCATCCGTTCATATGCATTTTTAGCATTGTTAACGGTGTTGTTGGCAGCATCTTTGGCTTTGTTATAAGCGGAAGAGGCTGTATCACGTGCATCAGAAGCAACTTCTCTAGCTCTAGCAGCAGTACGGTCTACAGCACCAGCAAGGGATTTGTCGTAAGCTGCTTTGTTTTTATTGTAGTCAGAATCTGCTTCTCTATATGTAGCACGCGATTCATTAAATTTATCCTGAGCGACCTGATGATTTTTCTCTGCTGTGTCTTGATTGCGAAGTGCTTGTGCCCTTTGGTTCCATGCGTCAACACTTTTTTCAAGTTCCGTATTATAAGCTTTTTTTGTCAGTTCTCTTGATTTGTCAATTCGATCGTGTTCATCGTGCAATGCCTTGCGTTCGTTTTCAGCTTGCTGGGCTTCTCGCCAAGCATCTGCCTGTACCGTTTTAGCATCTCTTCTTTTTTGAAATTCCCATGGCATAGATAAAAGACTATCTAAGTCAGCTTTTCTCGCTTTACTTTCAGCTGCGTATTTGCGAGTTAAAGCATCGACGGCCTTAGAAGAAACATCCACCGCTTTTTCATTATCGCTCTTCCACTTCTCTTTAAGACCCTTGAGAGCTGCCTCTGAGCGATTACGTTCAGCTTCTGCTTCTCTAGTTGCTTGTCTAGCACTTTGTACATTTGAGCGCGATGCCTCTCGATTCTGTTTATTGATCTGCATATTTGCAGCTTCAGTATCTCGACGATTTGCGGCTTCGTCCATACGATCTCTAGCGGCTTGACCAGTTGCTTCACGAAAAGCACTTCTAGCTGCGTTCCCAGCTTTGCTCGCAGCATTTTTCACTGCATCAACAGCATTAGAAGCAGCATCGGCAGCCTTCTGAGCATACTCAGCAGGATTCTTAATGCCCTTGCGCTTTGCTTCGTAATAAGCCTTGACTTCTTCAGGCTTATAGAAATATCTTGTCTTGCCATTCTCATTTACTTTGAGAATGTATTTATGATTGGTTCGGACTCCTCGACCCACACCTTTTGCTCGGTTGGCAACCTGCTGAGCTGTATTGCTGACTGCATTTGCAGCATTACGAGCCACATTTCTAGCATTGTCAAACCAACCAGCATGAGCAATATACGGAGTCCCTTTTTCATCGAAGAGAATCACATAATCATTTTGATTCATGCTAAATCTCCTTATACTTTAGTAAATGCTGCGCATATAGATCTGATCCGCATTTCTTGTAATACGATCAGTGCATTGCCTTCCAAAGTCCAGTACAGACTGATCCAATGAGACCACACTCTGCTTGGAAAACTCTTTCTCCATACGTTTAATCCATTTGTCAGCTTTATAAGCAGTCCTTAAACTTCTACGTTTAAATTTATTGGAACGATTAATGTATTTATTAGCTTTCTGTTCTGACCTAAAAATGCCAGCCGATTTCGTAATTGCTCTATTCACATTTCTGGCAGCTTTAGAATCATTCTTTTCGATTCGTTTCTTATATCGATTTACTTTTTTACTAGCTTTTGTATAAGCTCTTTGAGGGTCATGTCTAACTCCCCACTTCATACCAAGAACACCGTAATGGGCAAGGTATTCATTGCTGTAGTCGTCCATAGTGTCTCACAGTCCTTTCGTGAGATTTATTCAAACATGTCTTTGTTTGCTTTATAAGCAACATAGGCATCGAGCAGTGCTGCAACGTTATCGATCTTTTCCTGTCTTCTTTTCTTAAGAAGCTTACGGTTGCCATTGGTGTCTTCTTGAGCAATACAGTTTCCCATACAGAACATCATGATCTGCTCATCAAAGAAAAGCTGTCGTCTCTCAGCCATGATCTTGATCTCACCAAGAGGAACAGACTCGGTTTTCACACCCTGAGGAACTTTCTCAATTCCATAAGGTCCGTAGTCAATTTCCCATCGATTAATGAACACCGGAGCATTATAAGGGTCATAACCTAAGCACTGAACGTTATAATGTCTGTCTCCAATGAACTTAAAGAGATCTTCATAGACCTCGCCGAGATCCAGGACAGAAGACTCCATAATCACGAGGCTGCCTTCTCTGATAAACTTCTCATACTCGGTTCGAAGCGATCTTGAAAGTTTCTGATATGTATAAGAAGTGATATAGCTTCTTGCTTTAACACCAAATCCTTGTCCAGGTAATGGGAAGAGGAAAGTAAATGCACAGAAGTCATCGCCCTGAGAGAGGTCAGCACCCATTGCACAGGCCATACCATCAAAGTATTGTCTCCTGTGAGGCTTCGTCTCATCATAGGTAAAGAAGTAGGTATAACCCTCCATCGGAATACCAAAGCGCTTAGCGAGAATATCATTTCGAACGGCCGGGTTCTTTTCAGCTCTTTCAAGTTCAAGTTGATATGTCTCATAGGTAACGGTAGCTCCAAGATTCGGGTTTGCCTTCAGCCACATGCTGGGATTATTCAGCTCTTTAATGTCATCCAGCTTGTACCACCAAATCGAAACATGCGGATTGACGTACTCCCCTTTTAGGATGTCCATCAATTCCATTTTGATTGTATCGCCAGGACCATTTCGAACTGTACCTTCAGAGCTCGTTGCGACAATAAGCCAGTCATCGACTTTGGCTGCACCCTGTTCAAGAGCACCAACAACGTCTTCTTTAACGTCACCAGACAGCCATTCATCAACGGTAGCATACTTACATCTTGCGCCCTGAAGCTTATCAATTCGCATAGGGCGACTTTCAATGATCGAGTTTGTTACAAAATTCTCTATACCTTTTTTCGTAGAGGCAATTTTAACTCTATCCGCTTTACTGCCAGTCGTATTTTGTAAAGAGCCTTCTGTCATAAACTGAAGGACTTTGCCACGTGCACGAGCAATGGCAATCTTTAAAGGAAGCAGGGTTTCCTCAGATTGTCTGATAGTAGGAGCCGTTACGATCTGATCAGTTGCTTCCGGATCTAAGATTAATCCGTCGGCCTGAACACAAGTGCAATAAACACTTTTAGCAGCACCACGTCCAACGATTAGATACTGCTTATTTCTCAAGCGTTTCTTGATTTTCCTAACTTCGTAATGCCCTCCACCACCATGCAGATTAGGAACCCAAACACTTCGTTCTACAAAGTAAAACCAGCTGTAAATATCTTCAGCCCAAAGTTTAAAAGTGGGCAGGAGTGTTAAATCGCCGCCATCCGTTAAAGTGAGTTCGCTTTCGCAGAATCTGATCCAACCATCTAATACGGTATCATCATAGTAGAATCGCGGATCTTGTATTAAACCGTCAATCAGGTTCATCTGCATGGAGACTTCCCTATTAACGGGTATTTCTCCTCTTAATACGGCGTCTCGAAATGCGCCGTAGTATTTTGGTACAGCGGTATTCGATAACGCCATGTGAAGTCTCCTAATTATTTCTTCTTCAATCGATCTGCTAATTGATCCTCATATCTCAGTCGTGCAATAGCATCAGACAGCTCTTTTGGAGTTAACTTAGAACGATTGTCATAAATATCCTGAGCTGACCCACTTCGTACAATCTTCTCAACAGCAGATCTATCATCTTTCTTTGCTTCGCCAATCTTAGTTAGTTTCTTTCCATTGCCGAATGTGTTATAAACGTCAACATATGCGTTATACACATTCTTGCCAGTGTTAAATGCATTCGCTATCGTTTGCATTGTATTGGTAGCAGTCTTGATCTTTTCAAGACCTCGATCGTATTCTTGCTGCCGAATATCTTTCAGCCTACGATCAAACTGAATGTTACTGATGATCTCATCAGCTTCGGCTCTCGTCAGCTCTTTACTATACTTAGGGAGCTTTTTAGGATGATCTCGTAAATACTGTTTCAGTTCTTCACGCTGCTCTTCATCCGTTTTGCTGTTCTTCTTTGATGCGAATCGTTCTCTTAAACTTTGTCGGGGACCACCGACGCCTCTTCGTTTACGCCCTTCTGCCGTTAAGGAACCATCGGGATTTTGAAAGCGTCGAATTCCCCATTTCTGTCCCTTGATACCGTGATGGGCCAGATAAGATGCATAGTCGTCCATTTCTTTAGCCCTCACATTCTTTTTAGAATAGAGAAGTCTCTGAGAACTTGCCGAAAGGATGAAAAGCAAGAACCCAGAGACTTCCCTTAAGGAGAAACCTTACTCAGCAGTACGAATCAATGCCAAAATTCTGCGAACTTCGTCCTGCTCAAACGGGGTCATATTGGTCAGTTCGGGAGATTTCTCGATAATGCTGATGACCCGGTCGTTTACGCTATGACGGCTATACTCACGGTGTTCTGCAGCGGACATGTTGTTACTCATAGGACGAGGAGTATAGGCATTACCCATCGGATAATTCCCATAGCTGCCATTTGCCATATGGTCAAAACGATCAATCGGATAAGTCCCGGCCTGATACATCGGACCACGGTCGTCACTCTGATACCAACCTTGGACTCCATAACCGCCAGAATACCCATCCATCATCGGATGTCCATAAGCCGTAATATTGTAACGTCTGTACGGCTGTTCGTAACCGTGCATAGAATAGCTGCGATAGCTGTTCTTCATTTCTTCACCGGCATGCTCTTTTGCTTCACAAGCATCAAGCTCACATGCGATCCATTCACGGGCCTGCACACCTTCAAGAAAAGCTTTCGTCTCAGAAGGATTGATGTCACCTTTCTTACCGAGTTCGTTGATACATTTGACAATATTCTTGTCAATATTCTTCAGTACATCTTTATCGATCTCAGGCATTTTGATTTCACCTCTCCTTACTGATTCATGTTAAAGACCGGCTCAGATACTTCGATCGGAGTCGTCCCAATATTGCGAACACTCACAGACTGGCAGCAGCCTTTCCAAATAGGAACAGAGGTGTAGCGCGCAATATTATTAAAGTCAGCGGCAGCAGTAGGTGTGGAGGTCATCACACTGTCGCCAAGTGTGCTTCCGGCAACTGCAATAGCAACCTGAATAGGAGCAACAGTACCACCTTCAGGAATAGCTACATTAGCACCGAAATGCACATTGTAATTGACCGCCTTGGGTCTCTTGCAGCAACAGGTTCTACGCTCAGGCTTGAGATTGATACCTTTTGCAAAGAAGTCGCCGCTGTCAAGACGATGGAGAATAAGATCGTAGTCACACGGAGTAATGACCTGATTGAAGATGATGGCATCACCGGGCTGTACGATCTGAGTTCCGCCCACATAAGTCCATTCAGCCATCAGATCACCTCCTTATGCCACGCCGCAGCAAGAGCCACAGACGTTATTGCAACCACAATTGTTACGATTCAGAGCATTGTTGATGTACTGCTCAAGAGCAGCAGTCTGAGCCGTCTGAGAAGCCTGACGATTAGCCTCATTAAGCTGATTCTGCAGGTTCGCAATCTGCTGATCCTTACCGGCGAGTTCAAGAGCGCAAATCTTGTCCATGATGGCAGTAAAGCCAGCATTGGTCGAATCCTTAATGGACTGCGTATTTGCAGCATTGGAAGCGATAAGATCACGAATACCGTCGCTGACAACCTGCCTGTCGGCGCAGTTCTCCGTTGCCACGGTATACTTGAGATCGGCAAGACCCGCACGATTCTCACAGCAGCAGTTCTGAAGACCCATCGACAGGGTATTCATGTTCTGAACGGTTGCTGCCTGATTCGTGTTGAGTGCCTGCAGCACATTCATGTTGGCATTGCAACGGGAGATCTCAGCGTTGGCAAAGCCGTTGGAAAGCGCACCGGTAATGGTGTTAATGCCATTCATGATCGCGGACTGGTCAAAACCACGCTGCACATCATTATTGGTCTGCTGCTGACCACCCATCATCATCCAGGGCATCATACCGCCGCCATTACCCAAGCCAAAGCCACCGCCCCAGCCGTTGTTAGCGAACAGAAGAAGAATGATCAGCCACCATGCCATGTCACCACCAAACATGCCATTACCATAGCCATTGCCATACATGAAGGGCGAAACCGGCATCGTAAAGGAAGTACCAGTTCCATTGTTTTCAGCATAAGACATTTATAAGTCTCCTCCTGAAAAAAATATATTTACCCAGCCCGCCTGCTCCTGGCCAGTCAGCAAACGGAATGAATAGCAAAAGAAAAAGACCTATCGATGACTTCGTCCAAAAAGCATCTGATAGATCTGATCGGCCTGCTGTGAAAGCTGACCGAATTGTTCCTGAGTCATTTGTCCATTTTGCATAAGCTGTCGAACTCTGGTCTCAGGGGTCATTCCCATTTTGTTTAAGTTGTCCATGATCTGTCCACTAGCCTGTTGAAAAGCTTCCGGACTGGCAAAGGGATTTGAAGCTTGCGATTGCTGTCGGTTCTGTTGATAACGTTCAAAGAAAGGATTCATCGCTTAGCCCTCCCCTTCACTTAAATTAGTCGGCATAAGTTGATCAAGTTTGCCACTCATACCGGCTACAAGTTTGTAAAGCTGCTGAAACTCATCTTTCGTAACAAATTTGGCTTCCTGTCCAAAAGGAATCTCGAATGTCTCATAGCGAAGACCATGCAAAGGATTCTTGATTTCACCATTGCCGTCTGTTTCTCGAACATAGATAATGTTTTCCTCGGGATTACCAAAGTAGAGAGTTTCATTTGGGGTTCTGGGATGATCTAAAACCTCTTGAATCGTATTCTTCCAAATAAGGTTACATTGTGGTATAGAAGCTTGCGTAGCTGCTGCCACATTTGCAAGAGTACCCATCGGAGTTGCCGGGGTAGGAGGAATACGGTTCAAGAAGTTCGTGTTCCCGGTACTAAAAATCTTGTTGGTTCCAACGCTGCTCATGTTCTTTCAGGTCCTTTCATCCAAAAATATATTGGGATTTCATTGCCAGAGTCCCAGGTATCATAGTAATCGCCGTTGACCACAGCCACTACATGCTGGTCCAAAGCTAAAAGGAACCTGCCCCTTGGGTTATCACGGCAAAAATCTTTGACGGTATAACAGAAAGGGCAGGTATCTGGTAAGCCTCTTCGTATATAACCTAACCGGTTGAGGTATGCTCCCCAGGTTGAATTTCCTGATGGCATGTCTTTGTTGAAGAAGCCTTCTAACGTGGTTCCTACATATACTGTATCCCAATCTTTGTCAGTCAGCTTGCAGATTGCTCGAATAGTACAGTCTCCGACAAACCGACCATTTGGATTGGGATTATAGAATACAAAAGCCATTTTGAATTTTAATAGCCATACTCATAAAAGTCTTTCAGAAGCCATTCCAGTTTTTCAGCTTCCTCTTTCATGAGGTTAATAACAGAACCGCTTTGAGGCGGATCGAAAACAAGCTTTGCTTTGAGATAAACGTACTGTTCAACATCAGAAGGACGAGTATCATCTGACATGAACTCATCCCATGTTTCGTCAGCACCTGTTATCTTAAATGGAGTAGCAGGTCCAATACCTAACTGACATAAGCGTGAGAAAGATGCATTAATGTTAATAATGAGATCTGTATCAAAGACCTCGTAATCAGCGGAAGGACCGATTCGCTGTCGAATAGATCGGAGAATGGAGGTTTCTAAAGCCATGACAGGTCACCTCGTCATATTAATCATAGACGTAATCGAAATAGCGATCGCGAGCAAAAGTACTCATAAACTCACTTAATTGCTGATTGTTGGTTTTAGATAGAACACTTGCACCAACGGCCTCAGAATAAGGCTTTTGATTATCAAAAATTCGATTTTCCATTTCAGATAATTTTGGATTTTCAGAAACATGCTTATGCCAAGCTTCAGTTATTTCATCCATACCGCCTGATATGCCGGTTTGTATCCAATCCCGATAGCTTTCTTCTAGCTGAGTGCTCTGTTTCTTAGAATCCTCCAAAATTGAGCTTACTTTAGGATCACTATTTATAGAATTAAGTGCTTTTGCACAAAAATTCCAATCATCAGGTGTACTTTTACCATTTCTTATACGATCGATACTAGACTTAAGATCTTTATCGCTTTTATGTGTATTATCGCCGTATCTTTCACGGCCAGCCGCGGTTAAAGTGCCATCAGGATTCTGATATCTGCGGATACCCCATTTTTGGCCTAAGATGCCATGATGAGCCAGATAGTTGGCTCCGGAAAATCCGTGCTTTAAATATACATAACTGCTCATAGCTATCCTCACGCCTTTCGAATCATATCTTGCTTATAGGCAACACGTCCATCGCCATAAACACCGCGACGAACAGAACTCATATCGAATCTGTCATCGTCAACGACTGCAAGATGAACACCTACTTCACCGCGCTTAGCAATAAAGCGAACAACACGGCCAGAAGGAGCATGAATGTCACCTACGTTTTTATTCATGACCTCCGCCATCTTTCGGTTATAATCGTTAGCCCAGCTAAGTGATACTTTGCCATTTGCATTCTTCATGGGCATACGTCTATTCAGATCATTGATCGCATAAGCATGGACTTCGTCTTTACTTTTGTTGTATACGGTCTTATAGATCTTATCGTAGTTCTTCTTTGCCCATTTAGTATCTTTCTTTTCGACTTTGGCTTGCTCTTTCTGGAGACGTTTTCTTCCAGCTTTCGTTAAGGTACCATCTGGATTCTGATAACGCCGTACTCCCCATTTCTGGCCTAAGATGCCATGATGGGAAAGATAAGATTCGTCCAAGGAAATTCACCACCTTAATTGTTATAACTTCCAAGGACAAGTATCATTCGGAGTCCTTGCGATAAACTCTCTTGGAAGAATTAAACTTTCATCGCCATAATGAATTGCATCATGTGTAAGTTTTCTGCATGAAATTACGTATTCAGGATTCATGAGAAATTCTGTTTGTTCAACAATGTCGTGTGTATCGATTGGATTCATATGATGAATGAAGATTAATTCACCATTCGCAAAGGGATGATCTAGATCGGCCAAATCACAGCCTTGATCTCGTAAGATGATTGATCTTCGAAACTCTCGCCATTCATGAGAGTTATAGAAATTCTGGTTAAGGTACCGTTCCCAACCAAAGGTCTCTCTGCCAACATCTCCACCGAGCCGTAAATATCTGTACCGCTCGATGTAAGTTGGAATTCGCATGAGTTCAGTATATGTACGGATCAAATGGGACGTCGGTTGTCTCCGTTCTGTACGAAGAAAGTGCGTCGATAACATCTTTATAGAAACCGGCACGATCTTTCTCTGCTTCGATTGCGGAAGTCTTTGCTCGAAGAAGTGCATTCTCTTCTTTAAGCTTCCGCATCTCTTCCTGTTGCTTAACTGAACCGGCTTTTAGAAAATGAACGTATTCTGCTGCAGTTGCCGTACCATTCGTGATACGTTGCTCTACTGCGCGGAAACTCATTGCAATTAACCGGTTCTCCCATTCCTCTGGGGTCATAGCAGGGGCCGTTTCAAGGTATCCGCTATCAGTTTTACTAGACTTTCTGGCAGCCAAATAACAGTTCATCTCCTTTCTGCCTGAGTTTAAGTTTGGGTTCTATTGCCTTTTAGGTGAGTATGATGGCAGTTTTGGAGGGAGAGCAGACGAGTTAGAAAGGAGAAACCCTGCGTATATAGGTCAAATCAACGTAGGAGGCTTAAACCGGAACATGAGCAAAAACCGGTTGGGAAACATCATACTCACTTAAAAAGCAATAGAAAAAATGCTCTTAGATATACCCGCTGGGGGAGGGAAGTTACAGGGGTAAACCCAAATATAACCCCCGGAGGAAAATATAAGAGGGCGGCGATATGGAGCCCTGTT